CTGCAGTTTAGGGAGCGCTACCCGCCTTCCCGGAGAAAGGCATCAACCCCGACCTTTGTGGGCGTTAATCCACATTGACGCATGGTTTCTGCGGTCACCTTCGTTCAACAGGCCAGTGACGAGCCTGGGTGGTATTCTTCCAGCAGTCCCAAAATAACCCCCGCTCATTGGGACCCGCCAACACTTTTGACAACCGGTAGTGGCCACCGGTTCGCATTTCCTGAGCACCTGCCAGAGGCCGGAACGGGGCTGTGCCGAAAACCCACGTACCCTGCGCTTTCACCTACGCACCTATTGACGCAGAACTGGTGATTTGAACACCATAGCGCCCGGGGCTGAACCAGTTGACAAAGCTGGATTCGAACCAGTACCTCGGGAGTGGTTTCGTCCGCTTATTGCCCCCCCAGAGTCCCACACAAGTCGACCAGCGCATCCCGCACTCACCGCCCGAAGGCAGCCAGATTCAGCAGTCTAACCCTCTCGGAGCTGCGAGTCTGAGTCGAAAGACAAAGGGGTGACTTACACGCCTACTTCCAAACGCCCTTCCACGACGCAGGGACCCGCGTCAAACGGGAGACCGATTCCTCTACGCAAGGCTCAGGCCTGTACCAGGGAACAATCCCAAGAGTTGACAATGCGCGCCCAACTCCAGACAGAGTGCTCCGTACTCCCCAAACGAGGTGTGGCAACAACTGCAACAGCACACGACGCAGAACTACCTGGCTTCGGTTAATCACCCAGGCCTTGGGAACTGTGGCTTGGCGGCTTATTCACCCAGGCACGCCTGGGATACGAGGCCTACGCATCATCGTGCGACCCTCTCGGGTCAACACTAACTTGCCTTTCGCCAGTTGGGTCAGTTCCCCGTCCGCCCCCCACGACACCCTCAGTTACTGCGAAACACCGTAGAACTGGTCGACTAGTCCAGGTCGGCTTGAGAGTAATTCGTCTACCCATGGAGATTCCTCTTCGCGCCAGGGTCTCAACACCATAGACAACCCTGAGAGGTGCCGCTCCACTTCGAGCTGAGCGTCCGGGTCCAAACCGAAGGCTCGACTGAAACTCTCCCTGGCCAACGTCGTTGGCTCTACGAACTTGGCCTCAACACGACGCGCAACATCCACGCCTAGGGACTGATAATCTCTGTAAAAGTGCTCATTTACAGCTCTGGACCCTTCCGTAACGTGTATCAAGCGGGCGGCAAAAGCTTGTGCGACAGGTACACCCACGTGGAGACTGAGCTCACATTGCGCCACACCCCGAAGGTATGGTCCAACAAACGGGAGCTCCCGTAGGTGAGCATGGTTGGAGGTCATCTGGCTAATGACCTTGGTCCAATCCCTCACCATGTG